ATTTTTGGCAGACGGCGCTGTTATTAATCTCGGTGATGACCAAGATACAACACTAACTCATGTTGCAGATACAGGTATTCTTTTAAACAGTACAAGACAATTACAGTTTGGTGATTCAGGAACATACATTCATCAAAGTGCTGATGGCGTTTTAGACCTAGTATCAGACACAGAAATCGAAATTAATGCCACAACTATCGACATCAATGGTAATGTTGATATATCAGGTACAATCACTATTGGTTCTGCTGGAATATCAGAGGCAGAATTAGAGATTTTAGATGGTGCAAATGTTACAACTGCTGAACTAAACATAATAGATGGTGATACAAGTGCAACATCCACAACAGTTGCTGATGCTGATAGAGTTGTAATGAATGACAACGGAACTATGGTTCAAGTTGCCGTTACAGACCTCGCCGCTTATTTTGATGACGAGATTACTGCTATGCCAAATCTTGTTACAACAGCTGCAACTACTGTCGGTGCATTAGACTCTGGTTCAATTACTTCAGGCTTTGGTTCAATCGACAACGGCTCTTCTGCAATTACAACAACTGGTGCAATTACTGGTGGCGCATTAACTGTAGATGATGTTGCTGTAAATGGTAAAGTTATTACAATGACTGGTTCTACTAGTGATACTGCAACATTAACAGTAGGTACTAACGGAACACTAGACATTGTAACTACTGACGATAACGCCGCAGCTGCAAATATTCAGATTACTGCTGACGGCACTGCTGAGATGGCAGGTACTACAGTTACTTTAGATTCATCTGGTGGTATTACTTTAGATGCAGATGGCGGTACAATCACATTCGCTGATGGCGGTTCTTCACTTGGTACTATTACTTCAAGTGGTTACTCTGGAACGGCTGCTGTTGCAACGACTGTTACTGTTACGGACAACGAATCGACTAACGAAAATAATGTTATTACATTCGTTGCTGGTGCAGATGCAGATGGTGGTAATGTTGGACTTGAATCTGATGGCAACTTAACATATAACCCAAGTACAGGAACACTATCGGCCACAAACCTTGTTGTTACTGGAACTCAAACTATTACCAATTCAGTAACAATGAACGCCAACAACGCTGTTGTGTTTGAAGGCGCAACTGCTGATGCACATGAAACAACTCTGACATCTGTTGATGCGACTGGCGATAGAACAATATCACTACCGAATGTATCAGGCACTTTACCTGTTCTTGCGGCTGCTTCTGCTACTGCAATTACTGCTACACCAGCAGAATTAAATTATGTGGATGGTGTTACAAGTGCAATTCAAACACAGTTAGATGCAAAACTAGCATTAGCTGGTGGCACTATGACAGGTAATATTGTAAGTGGAGATAATGTTAAAGCTACATATGGCGCAAGTGCTGACTTAGAGATTTATCACGATGGTAGTGATAGTAAAATAGTCGATAAAGGTACAGGAAATCTGCTCCTTTTGACGAATGGTAATTTTTATGTACAGAATGAAGGTGGTAGTGAAACTATTATTAGAGGAGATGTTGATGGTTCAGTAGATTTATACTACAATAACTCTAAGAAATTTGAAACAACTAATACTGGTGCAACAGTAACAGGAACACTTATAGCTGATTTAGCAGATGACTCAATTGATTCAGAACATTATGTGGATGGTTCTATTGACACAGCTCACCTATCTGCCGATTGTATTACAAATGCTAAGATTGCTAATGATGCTATTGACTCAGAACATTACACAGATGGTAGTATTGATGCCCAACATATAGCTAGTGAAGCAGTTACTACAGCTAAAATTGCTGGTGGTAATGTAACAACAGCCAAAATAGCAGATGATGCAGTAACTAATGATAAATTGTCTAATTCACTAGGTGATTTAAGTGGACACGGAGTCTCAGCAATTGGTTTAGATGGTGGCGATTACATTGGTTGGAGTAATAATGCTCATGTGGGATTTGTAGTCAACGGTAACGAAGAAATGCGACTTGAGGCAGATGGTGACTTACATGTTGACAATGATGTTATTGCTTTCTCAGGAACTATTTCAGATGAAAGACTAAAAGAAAACATACAACCTATTGAAGATGCACTATCTAAAGTCGGACAACTGCGTGGTATGACATTTACATATACACCAGATGGTAAAGAGTCTGCTGGACTTATTGCACAAGATGTCGAAAAAGTATTACCTTCGGCAGTATCAGAAAAACAATTACCACTTAAACAAGATGACGGTCAAGAATACAAAGTTCTACAATACGACCAAACAATCGGTCTATTAGTAGAGGCAATCAAGGAGTTGACTGCAAAAGTCGAAAAACTGGAGAATAAATAATGGCATTAGCAAACTCAGGACAACTATCTATAAAAGATATATCAGATGAGTTCGGCGGAGATGAACCTGATGCGTTAAGTGAATACTATGATGCGGCTTCTGGAGTTCCATCTTCTGGAGAACTAACAGTATCAGACTTTTATGGCACATCAGCTGCAATCAGTTTAACAATTTCAAGCTCACAATTAAACTTCGACCTGTATGACGCTTTAGATTCCGCAGGCCACAGTAGTTCTGAGATTGCAGGCAATACTGTCTTTAATATTACCATCAATAGTGGCGTAACTATGAAAGGTTCTAGTACGGCAGGCAACAATACTCGATTAGGAAATTATAACTATCAATCTAGTAGTATTGGTTCAGACCATGGCGATTCAGGTAATGGTGGTTCAGGAAGTCCAGAAAGAGTGCCTTGGGGTGGACAAAGTCAAAGAGCGGGAACATCTCGTGGTTGTCTAACTATTGAAGGCTTACCAAATAGTGCAACATTTAATATTGTAAATAACGGAACATTTGAGGGCGGTTCAGGAATGGGCGGACACGGACCTCACAATAATCACGGACCTTGGCACGGACATTATCAACATGTAAGTGGGGGTACTGGAGGAGCTGGTGTTGTGGCAATCGACCAAGACAGTTGTACTATAAACATCACTAACAACGCAACCATGAAAGGTGGTGGCGGGGGTGGTGCTGGTGGCGGCTGGGGTGCAGGACATAACAATTGTTGTCCTAAATGGGGTGGCGATGGTGCAGGACACAATCGTAGTGCTCAAGGTGGCGATGGTTCTTCTCACGGCGGTAACGCTGGTGGTTCTGGGGGCGGTTTTGGAAGTAACGGAAGTGATGTTGGTGGTAATTCAGTAAATGGTCTAGGCGGACCGTTAGTAGAACTTCGCTCATGTTCTAGTACATCTGTGAATGCCTCTGGTGGAACTAATACTGTAAATACTACTACAAGAAGCACTAGTAGCTGGAGAAGTTAAATCTTGTCATCATTTGGATGACATAAATATAAACATAAATTAACAATTGATTATATAATGAAAGTAGACAAAATCACAATAATAGGTGGTGGTAGTGCAGGTTGGATGTCTGCCGCTTCGCTAATAAACGCATTCCCCGATAAAGAAATAATTGTAGTAGAATCTCCTGATTTTCCTACAATTGGTGTTGGTGAAAGCACACTACAATACATTCGACCATGGATGTATAGTCTTGGAATAAAAGACGAAGATTGGATGGACGCCTGTAATGCAACTCACAAGATATCAATAAGATTTGAAAACTGGGATGGCAAAGGCGGACACTTTCACTATCCATTTGGTATGCCTCAATATGCAGATGATACTGATTTTGATTATTATAATTTCAGTAGATTAGCAGAAGATGTGCCAGACAACGAATGGGCAGAAGTTTTCTTTCCGGCCGCACTTATGGCAGAGAACAATCTTTTAGTTGAAAGAATGGAAGGTTGGGATTTAAAACAAAACTCTGCTTATCATTTTGATGCGGTCAAGTTTGCACAATGGTTAAAAAATGAATACTGCCTTCCTAGAGGCGTAAAAATTATTAGTCAAACTGTATATGCGATTGATACTAATAATCAAGGTATCGAAAGAATTCATTGTGATGTTGCTTCTCCTGGTGTGCCTTTTAGAGCTGATAATGCACTCACATCTGATTTGTGGATAGATTGTACAGGATTTAAAGCACTATTAATGAATGCTATTGGTAGTAAATTTAGAGATTATGGTGGTGGGTTAGTAAACGATAGTGCTTGGGTAACACAACTTCCTGAAAGTTATCCAAATCAGTATCATACAAACTGCACTACATTAAACAACGGTTGGGTTTGGAATACACCAACTGCAAATAGAACAGGAACAGGATATGTTTTTTCTAGTAGATATGTTGATAATGACCAGGCACTAGAAGAATTTAAAGAACATCTGAATAGAGATGATGAGTTACAGTTTAGATTATTAACTTGGAAACATGGCAGACAAGAAAGAATGGCAAAACAAAATGTTGTTGCAATAGGGTTGGCTGCAGGGTTTATAGAACCATTAGAGTCTGGTGGGTTATTAACTACACACGAATCACTTAATACGCTTGTCAAGTGCTTACAACGAGGTGTGTTTAATGGTGGTGAGAAGGCTGCATTTAATTACGCCATGGGAAATAGATTTGATGATTTTGCAGACTTTGTAGTAATGCACTATCAGTATGCTACAAGAGATGATACACCATATTGGAAAGATGCACACCTTCATAAACTAAAGAACAATAATGCGGCCGATGAGTTTTATACATCTACACACAAAGAGAGTAGAGTTATTCCGTTCAATGCACACTATAACGCAATTGCATTTGGACAAGGATTAAATACTGTATCTAATTATGATGTTAAGTTTGAAGAACTGTTTGGTAATCCAGGTATGCTTGAAGATGGTAAAAAGTTTAGAGAATGGATATTAAAACGACAAGAAGGGTGGTTAAAATATATTAAAGAAAACGCTATATGATAGTAGAAAGTAACTTTTTAAGTGGCGATGAACAAGACAAAATTGACAATCAAATAATAAACGGCCAGTTTTTTCCCTGGTATAGAATGCCATATTCTAGTTCTATGGACTACCCATTCTACGGACATGTATTAGCAACTAGACAAGACAAAAATGAGAATATTATTTCTGACCCCATTATGTCAGATTGGTACTGGTTCTTTAAACCTATATTTGAAAGGTTTATAAATAAGCATGAGATATTTAAAGGTAAGTACACAGTATTAAGGGCATGTCTAAACGATTCACTATCTTTTGAAGATGAATTTTGTGACCCACATGTTGACTATGATGAGCCACACACAGTACTGATACTATATTTAACAGACAGCAGTGGCGCAACAATCATATATGATAAGAAGTTGCAAGAAGGCGAGTCTACTGTGTATTTAAATAAAGATGGTGATTCTGGTTTAAAAGTAGAACATGAAGTAGAGCCTGAAAGGGGCAAGATGATGTGTTTTGATGGATTAAAATTTCATTCAGTTCGTTTTAAACAAGATGATGAAAGACGAATAATATGTATTTTTGCAGTTAAAGGAGAATTAAATGGCATGGTTTTATAACGGTAAACAAATTTATGGTGCTTGGACAGATGGATATGGTGTTGAACATCCTGCCGACTGGGAAACAGCATGGTCTGATGCAGAAAAAAAGAAAGTTGGCCTTATAAGCAGAGGAACACTTAACGACAGATTTTTTGACGAAGATGGAGAAAAACATTCTGTAGATTACATTCAGGCTCACGAAGAAGTCAGGATGCAAGGACTATTAGCAATGATTTTAGGACAAACAATGTCTGATACTATTAGTGAGTCCGATGGTGAAACATTAGTACAGATACCGGCAGAGATTGTTGCCAAAAGAGAACAAGCACAAGAATCATGTGCTGAAGCAATAAGGTTAATTAAAGCAACTGGTTCTTTTGATGGGTTGTGGGATTTATTTATGAATAGTGATGTATTAGTATATGGGGTTCATGTACCTAAAGACTCTGGTTTATGGGGTGTTAAGGGAGATAGAACTAATGAAGCTAAAGGCGTAGGGTACACAGGATATACATCAAGAAGGACAAGAGTTAAAGGTTTTTAGTAATACATGCACAATTATAATGACCTACCTCAGGGTAGGATAGAAACAAGTACTAAAGAACAAAGAACTCGCAATATAAAAAAGTGGAAAACTATTGCAAGTTTAGAGTTAAGAAAACAGAGAACTGATATTTGTAAGAAGTGTGATAAGTACTCAGTAATGGAACGAAGTCCCTCACTAGAGAAACTGAGTAGATGTTCAGAGTGTGGTTGTTTTTTGAAACCAAAGATAGCACTTGAAGGACAAGAATGCCCAATAGGTAAGTGGTAATCTTATAAATATGAGTATAAATATAAAGATATACAATAAAAGGAATAGCACATGCCATATTTAGGAAAAGCTCCAGCTAACGGATTTCATGCGAAACAACAGATTTCGGGTGATGGAAGCACAACTACCTTTGCACTGGACTATACGGTTTCCCATGATACCGCCATAATAGTTTCAGTCGACGGAACGATTTTAGAACCTGCTCACGGATTCAGTCTTGCTGGCGGCGGAACTAACATAGTTTTTACAACTGCACCTGCAAGTAATGTAAGAACTTATATTCAATTTTTAGGAACGGCCGTTTCGACAAATTTTTCAGATGTAAATGGGGCGTCATTTATTTTAGATGCTGATGGAGATACATCTTTTACTGCTGATACTGATGATGAGATTGATATTGAAGTTGGTGGTGCAGATAGAATTACAATTAAGACAGATGGTTCTCACCATGTTGATAGTGTAAAAACAGTCTACGGCACTGGTGATGATATGTCAATATATCACGATGGCACAAACTCCTTTATAACAAACACAAACGGTGCATTAAAGCTTGCAACAGAAACATCAGGTATTGCAGTTAGTATTGGCCACACAACTTCTGAAGTTACAGTCAACGACAATCTAACTGTTACAGGTACACTAACAGTTGGCGGCACAGTTAATTTTGGCGACTTCGATATTACAAATGTTGGTTCAATCGCACTAGACACAATCACAAATGATGGTACAGACATCACTTTAGATTCTAGTGGTGATATTATATTAGACTCTGATGGTGCAGATGTTATCTTTAAAGATGCTGGTACCGAAATTAGTAGATTTACAAACTCAAGTAGTGATTTCATTATTAAGAGTGCCGTATCTAACAAAGATATGGTATTCAAAGGTAATGATGGTGGTGCGGAAGTTACTGCACTTACATTAGATATGTCTGCTGCTGGTGCGGCTACATTTAATGATAAGATTGTTGCTACAGAATTAGACATTTCGGGTGATATAGATGTAGATGGAACTGCAAACTTAGATGTTGTAGATATTGACGGCGCTGTAAATATTGCAGCTGCAACAACAATGTTGGGAACTCTAACAGTTGGCGCTGATGACTCTGGTCATGATGTAATCTTCTATGGTGCTACTGCAAGTGCTAACATGACTTGGGATGAGTCAGTAGACGACTTAATTTTAAATGGTGCCGCTAGAATAGTAGTACCAGACGGGCAACTAGTTCTTGGTTCAACTGCTGTTACTTCAACGGCTGCAGAATTAAATTTATTAGATGGAGTTTCTGGACTGGTTCAGGGAGATTTCACTAAACTTGCGGCTCTTGATGCTACTGCGGCTGAACTAAATCTAATGGATGGCGGTTCTACTGTTGGAACAACTGCGTTTGCTGATGGCGATGGAATTGTTACTAATGATGGCGGTACAATGCGACAGACAAGTGCAACGACACTTAAAACTTATATGTCTGATTTGACATTAACAACAGCTGCTCAAACAAATATTACAAGTGTTGGCACATTGACGGCACTAACTGTTGATGATGTTGCTGTAAATGGTAAAGTCATTACAATGACTGGCTCATCTTCTGATACTGCGACATTAACTGCTGGCACAAACGGAACACTAGACATTGTTACTACAGATGATGCTGGTGCGGCTGCGAATATACAAATTACTGCTGATGGTACGGCAGAACTTGCTGGTACTACAGTTACTTTAGATTCATCTGGCGGAATCACACTTGATGCAGATGGTGGCACAATCACATTTGCAGATGGTGGTTCTTCATTAGGCACAATAACTTCATCTGGATATAGTGGTACAGCTGCTGTTGCAACAACAGTTACTATTACAGACAATGAATCAACTAACGAAAACAATGCAATCATCTTTACTGCTGGTGGTGATTTAGATGGCGGTAACTTAGGGTTAGAATCAGATGGCACATTAAATTATAATCCAAGTACAGGTACACTAACTTGTACAAACCTCGTTACTTCTGGAACACATACTGTTACTAACTCTGTAACAATGAACGCAAGTAATGCCGTTGTCTTTGAGGGTTCTACTGCTGATGCAAACGAAACAACTTTAACGAGTGTAGATGCAACGGCTGACCATACGATATCATTACCAAATCAATCAGGAACACTTCCTGTTCTTGCAGCTGCTTCAACAACACAAATTACTTCGACACCTGAAGAAATCAATCTAATAGATGGCGGTACTGCAAGAGGTACAACTGCACTTGCTTCTGGTGATGGTATTCTAATTAATGATGGTGGTACAATGCGTATGACCAATGTTGATACTGTAAGAACATATATGGAAGCTGATTCTTTACAGAAGGCCGGTGGCACTATGACAGGTGATTTAATACTTGGTGATAATGTCAAGTTAGAAGTTGGTTCTGCCAGTGGTGGTGATTTACAAATTTATCACGATGGCGGTGAAAGTTATGTTTCTGACCAAGGCACTGGTGCATTATATGTTGCAACTAATGAATTAAAAGTTACTAACGCAGCCATCTCTGAAAATATGATAACCGCTGCTGAAAATGGTGCAGTAAGTCTTTTTTACGATAACTCTAAGAAATTTGAAACCACTTCTGCTGGTGCAACTGTAACGGGTGTCTTAACAGCAGACGGCGGTATTGATGTTGATAACATCCATATTGATGGTCAAGAAATAGATGTAAGTTCAGGCGATTTAACAATTGATGTTGCTTCAGATATTGTTCTTGATGCAGATGGTGGTAAGATAAAATTATCAGACGCTGGAACTCAATGGGGTGAACTTTTCAACAATAGTGGATTTCATCTTATTTCTAAAGTATCTGACCAAGATGTCGTAGTCAAAGGTAACGATGGTGGTTCAGAGATAACTGCACTTACGATAGATATGTCTGCTGCTGGTGCGGCCACATTTAACAATGATGTAACTGCTTTCTCTGATGCTAGACTGAAAGAGAATGTAGAAACAATCGATAATGCATTAGATAAAGTTTGTGCAATGCGTGGTGTTACATTTGATAGAATTGACAGTACAGAAAGTGGAAGGCAAATGGGTGTTATTGCACAAGAAATACAAGACATTGTGCCTGAAGTTGTTAAAGTTAATGGTGACGAAGATAAGACACTTTCAGTATCGTATGGTAATATGGTTGGTGTTTTAATCGAAGCAATAAAAGAATTAAAAGAAGAAATAAAAGAATTAAAAGGAGAGTAATATATGGCAATACCTAGTTCAGGTTCTTTAGCATTATCTGCCATTCAAACAGAATGGGGAGGCTCAAATCCAATTGGAATGAGTGAGTACTATGGTGATGGAGATTATCTTCCAGACGGTGCCGCTGATGGCGATGGCAATGCTGTACCAGAAAGTGGTGCGATAGATATGTCTGATTGGTATGATACGGCGAACGCAACTTATACAGGGGCAACTGGTGGAAGTGTATCAACTTCAGGCGACTATAAGATTCATACATTTAACTCATCTGGAACATTTGCTGTTTCTAGTGTGGGTAATGATGCTGGAAGTGGTAGTAGTGTAGAATATGTAATTGTTGCTGGTGGAGGCGGGGGCGGCGGCTCTGGTTCTTCTGGTGGCGGTTCAGGTGGCGGCGGTGGTGGAGGCTACGGCTCAGGTAACTACACAGTTTCAGCAGGAAACTATAGTATAGGTATTGGTTCTGGTGGTGCTGGTCATAACGGTTCAAGAGGCTCGAATGGTGGTAACACGACTGGATTTGGAATAACAAGAAATGGCGGCGGCGGTGGTGGTAAACGCTACTCAAACTGTACTTCTGGTGGTTCAGGTGGTGGTGCTGGATTCGATTATACATCTGGTTGTTCTGGAATTAGTGGACAAGGAAACCCTGGAGGCCCTGCAAATGTATGGACACAATCTCCTTGGAGAGGTGGTGGAGGCGGAGGCGCTGGTGGTTCTGGTGCACTTCATACAGGCGGTAACGGAACTGCAAGTTCTATAACAGGAAGTTCAATCACTAGAGCATCTGGTGGCGGAGTTGATGGTGGTTCAAGTCAATCTGCAAATACTGGACATGGTGGTCGTGGTTCATCTAATGACGCCTGTTGTGGCGGAACTGGTGGTTCGGGCATTATGCTTATCAGATATAAATATCAAAACTAAAGGAAGTAGAATATGGCATATTGGGCAGTAGTAGATTCAGACAACGAAGTACTTAATGTACTTGTTGCTGACCAAACTTATGTAGACACTTATGGCGCCGGTGAAGGATGTCGATGGATAGAAACATATACAGACGGCCGCAGAGGTAACTTTGCGGGCAGAGGAGATATTTGGCATCCAGACTTAGAGATATTTACAAAACCTAAACCTTTCCCTTCTTGGATATTAGACGGCAATTCAGACTGGCAAGCTCCAGTTGCGCCTCCAGTAAATGCTACTGGTAAGTTTCAGATGAGAGATTGGAGTGAAGTAGACCAAGATTGGATTATCTATCAAGGTACAGGCGACCTAGAATAAGTAAAATTTAAATTATGAAGGAGTGTATATGTGGAATGAAGCTAGTTATTCATTACCAATTCTATTCGGTACTGAGCAATCATTAAATCATTTAAAATCACTAAAAGAAATATCCCGACTTAAATTTCAACACAATCTTCCTATACAAAATCTATATGGTTCACCGTCAGATGCTGTTTGGAATGGTGGTAGAAATTTAGAAAATGCTGAAATTTGGAGATTTTTTGAAGGCGATATTGAAAGATATTTTCGATATGCATCCGAACTGTTAGACACCAATTTATTCTTAACTTTCTCAAATCATTTAGCAGGCGACTATTTGAATGACGAAGTTTCAAATCTTGTCTTAAATAATCTTATTGCATTAAAAGACAAAAACAACGGGGTTATTATTTCTGATGATAGACTATTAGACTACATAAAAGGAATAACAGACAACATAACCACGAAAGCATCCATACTTAAAAGCACAGTAGAGAAGCCTCTAAGGAGAAGTGTTGAGTATTACAATGAGTTACTTGCTAGATATGATATATTGTGTTTACATCCTGATGATAATCAGAATTTAGAATTAATTAGTAAGCTAGATGATGTGTCAAGGGTAGAAATTTTAGTTGATGAAAGATGTACTGCTGATTGTAGAGTAAGAGATAAACACTACATATATTTGAATGAATCAAATGTTCCTCATATGAAAGGTGAGGCTATGGAAAAAGAATCAAACCTATTAAAGAAGCAATGTTTGAAAAATAGGTATGTCAACGACCCTGTAAAGAATTTTAAGTCGACACTTGCAGTCTTAAAACACGGAGAAATAGAACAACTATATAATATAGGGATTCGTAAATTTAAGGCTTCTGGAAGAGGCGATTATATAATGGAAACTATGGCGATTAATAAGTTCTTAGATATGGCAGTTGTAGATGAAGATGAGAGAATAGAATTGACATATTCAGGATTTGGTATGGGTTAATAATGGAGAATTTGTAATGAGAGTTTTAGGTGTAGCGCCGTTTCATGACAGCTCAGTTGCTGTGATTGATAATGGTGTATTAGAATATTTTTGTAAAGAAGAAAGACTATCGAGAGTTAAAAGAGATAAGATGCCTTTTAAGGCGATAGCAGAAGCAGTAAAACACGCTAAAGGTCCTATTGATATGTGTGTTATAGCATCGCCCACAGGGTATGATGGCTCAAATAATGACTTGCAAATGTATCTGGAAAAAATAACCGATTGTCAAATATTCAAAAGAATGTGTGATAATCATCATAAGGTGCATGCCGCTAACGCTTTTTATAATTCTGGATTTGATAAGGCAATGGTTTTGATTGCTGACAGAACAGGGTCATATATAGAGAGATTTAGAGAAGCAGAAAGTGTTTATACAGCAGAATATCCTGCTAAGTTTACACCATTATATAAGAGTTATTTTTTATTGCATAAGGGTATAGACCATGACATAGAGAATGATATATTAGCAGAGTATCTAAAAGAAAAACACAATTGTGATATATCGGCATCTTCAACAATGGGACTAGTTCAGGCATATGAAAGTGCGACAACTCTAATAGGCCAAGACCCTTTAGAGAATGGTAAGACAATGGGGTTATCTGCTTATGGTGATAAAGAAAATATAACACCAGACTTATTTTATGAAAATGTAGTTAATGATTCAAAATTTCTCTTTTGTGGTAGAGGAGAAACCGTTTTAAATGTTAATAACAAACATCAATTTGTTAATGAAGTAACACGAGAAAATCATAAACTATATGCTGATTACGCCCTTAGTGTTCAACTACAAACACAAGAAGTTGTTGGCAACTTAATAGAAAAGTATATTAAAAGAACTGACACTAAGAATGTTTGTATAACAGGGGGATATGGTTTCAATGTAGTTTGTAATCAATATCTGACAGATAGATTTCCTGATTTAGAGTTTTATTTTGAGCCTTTGGCTGATGATTCTGGAAATTCTATAGGGGCCGCAAATTATGTTTGTAGAAAGGCCACAGAAATATCAGATATAATACCTTTAACACATACATTTTTTAATCATGTTGAACCGACTATACCTTCTGATATAGGAGAACATGTTACAGTAGAACAGATTGCTGAATACTTAAAAGAAGGTAAGATTATTGCAATGTTTAATGGTCAGGCAGAAGCAGGCCCTCGTTCATTAGGCAATCGTTCTATATTGTTTGATGCAAGAATTAAAAACGGTAAAGGCATTATTAATAATATAAAACGGAGAGAGTGGTATAGGCCTTTTGCCTGTTCAGTATTAGAAGAAGATGCGAATGAATATTTTGATATGGGAAGAACAATGAAATCCCCATTTATGACATCATCTTTTAATATAAGACCAGAATATAAAGATTCTTTCCCAGCAATAACACATGTTGATGGCACTTGTAGAATACAGACAGTAGATGAAAGTGTGCCACATTTTAAAGAAATACTTGAAAAATTTAAAGATATTACAGGAACAGGCATGTTGTTAAACACCAGCTTCAACCTGGCAGGCGAACCTTTAGTAGATTCGTTTGAAGATGCAATAAGAACTTGTAATAGTACAGAGATAGATTTTCTGTGGTTACCAGATAAAGGGGTGATTTTGAAGTTTTCATAAATTGGTTGTTTATAAATAGTACTATAATCTAAGGAATTTAAGAGAAATGGCAACAATACAAAATCTGACAATCGACCAAGACGCCGATTTTACGCAGACATTAACCATTAAAGATTCTACTGGAACTGTTGTTGATATATCAGGACAAACAGTTACAAGTAAGATGAGAAAGACTCACCTATCATCAAGTTCAACAGCATTTACTACTGCAATTGTAAGTGGCGCTGATGGCACATGTTCAATTACACTAACAGACACAGTAACCTCAGGACTTACTGAAGGTAGATATGTGTGGGATTTAACAACAACGACTAGTGGTGGATTAGTTACTAGACGATTAGAGGGAAGAGTTACGGTTACACCTAGTGTAACTAGATAAATATATGAGTATGAAGAACAAAGGTTGGGCTCCACATCTTATATCCAGAGTTGAAGAAATAGATATAGACCCGGATATAGAGAGAGAAATTGCTCAATTACAAGAGGCAAAGTTCTCTGAAAAAATTAAAGAAATAAAACTTGTTGAAGAACCACAAGAACACAAAACAGAACTTGCAGATGAACTTGGAAGTTTTTTCGGTGCCATTAGTAAGGCAAAGACAGATTTAAACGAAAAAATTAAGAAAGAGGAAGTCAAAATTGAAGGGTTAGAAGAACTATTCAATGAAATGGCGGCTGCAAAGAAAAAGAAAGTAGAAAAAAGAAAGAAAGTATTATTAGTAGAACCAGAGAAAACTCCTACAAGGTCTCCTGAAGAAGATGAGGGCTATGTAGAAGAATATAAGGCAGAACAGCTCGTTTCTGAATTAGAAGAACTGGCAGTAGCAGAAGAAACAATCGAAGAAGCAGTCGAAGATAAGACTGTAGATAAAATGATTGAGAAAGTGAAGAAGCAAATTTCTAGTATGAAAAATGCTAATGAGCTTGATAAAGAAAGAGTTAGGCAATTATCAGACCTTGACACATGGGAGAAACTTAAAGAAGAATTTTTAAATTTCAAACATACAGTCAATGTTCAGTTAGGAACAGTAGGTGGTGGCGGTTTAGACCCACACAATATTGATTCAGACTTCTTGCCAGGAAAAACGAATACTTACAATTTAGGTAGTGAAAGTAGACGATGGAAAGATATATTTCTTTCCTCTAACTCTATTAACTTGGATGGTGCGACAATTTCTTCTGATGGCACAGGCGCAATTGCGATTGCAGCTTCTGGTGCTACATTACCAACAGGTTCTAAGACTGAAGATGGTAATGCCCTTGCAGTTATGAGTGTTGACTCGACTGGTGCGATTTCTAAACCAATTCGTAGAGTTGACTTCTTTAGTGCGGCTGACGGTTTAAGTACTAAAAATGCTACATTTGAATTTAGTGCTGAAGTGGCAGATAGATATGCGTTTACTGATAGTAATACTTTTACTTTAGCAAACGGAAGTGCTTTAACGGACGCAGGAATAACACTATTCCAATTATAGGAAAATTATGTCAGCAAAAACACCAATAAGAACAGTTTTTAATGCAAGTAATGTTGCAACAGGATTAGCAGAATATCAATCAGGCGAATTCATACCTCTATCACATGGTGGTATTGGAGCTGCACTTTCAATAGGTAGTGCAGGCCAAGTATTAAAAGTAAATTCAGGCGCAAGTGCATTAGAATTTGGAGATGTTACGGCAGTCTTTAATATTGATGGCATGACTGATGGTTCTTCAGTATCTATCGCTGCTACTGATAAATTCGCAATATCAGATGGTGGTACAGAGAAATATGTATTAGCATCACAAATAGATACATACATCTCTGGTACAACACAAACACTTACAAACAAAACACTAACAACGCCTGTTATCGCAGAAATAGATGCGACTGGCGATTTCACAGTTGATGCCGCTACTGATATAATATTAGATGCAGATGGTGGTGACATATTCGTTAAAGATGGCGGTACAACATTCGGTAGTTTAACAAATTCGAGTGGCGACTTAGTTATTAAATCAGGTACCACTACTGCAATATCAATGAGTGGTGCAAATGTTACTGTTGCTGGTAACTTAACTGTCGAAGGTTCAACAACTACAGTTGATTCAACTACTATTAGTATTCAAAATGCTTTTGTATTTGAAGGTGCGACTGCTGATGCTTACGAAACAACTCTAACAACAATTGACCCAACGGCAGATAGAACAATATCATTACCGAATGTATCAGGTACTTTGCCTGTATTAGCAGCCGCAAGTGCAACACAGATTACCTCAACGCCTGAAGAATTAAACTTACTAGATGGCGTAACTGCAACAACGGCTGAATTAAACTATGTTGACGGCGTTACATCAAACATTCAAACACAACTAGATACAAAAATCTCTAGTCTAACTGGTGCAACAACAGCTTTTGCAATCGCTCAGGCCATCGCTTTAGGGTAAGACTAAATAGTATAAAGGATAATAAATATGGCAACCCCAAGTACAAGAGAAACATTAAAACAATACTGTCTTAGAAACTTAGGTAAACCTGTTATCGACATAAATGTTGATGACGACCAAGTAGAAGATAGAATTGACGAAGCACTACAGTATTTCGCACAGTATCATGTTGATGGTGTTGAGAGAATGTATCTAAAGTATCTAGTAACGGCAGACGATATTACTCGTATGACGACTGACGCTTCTGAATCAGTAACAGAAAATTCTATAACAACCACATACAAAAGAGCTGATAACTATCTTGTTGTTCCTTCTTCAGTTGTTTCTGTTGTTAATGTGTTTCCATTATCAGACAGAGCAAATCTAAACATGTTTGATGTAAGATATCAGTTAAGACTAAATGACTTGTACGATTTCTCATCAACAAGTATTGTTCACTATGAAATGACAATGCGACACTTAGACTTTCTTGACCACATATTAGTGGGTGAGAAGCCAATGAGATTTAATCAACTCTCAAACAGATTATATATTGATATGGATTGGGGAACTGATATTACTGCTGGCGAATACTTAATCTTTGAAGTTTATCGCAAAGTAGACCCAGACACATACACAGACCTTTATGATGACATCTATCTAAAAAGATATCTGACTGCACTTATCAAAAGACAATGGGGTCAAAACTTATCTAAATTCTCAGGCACAGCGATGCTCGGTGGCGTAACGCTTAACGGACCTGAATTGTTTTCTTCTGCGATTGATGAACAACAAAGACTTGAAGAAGAAATCAGACTCAATTATGAAGAACCACCACACATGCAACAGGGATAACTAAATGCCAACTAATGTCTATTTCGACACCGGCACCACTTCAGAACAAAGATTATACGAAGATTTAATAATCGAACAACTGAAGATATATGGTCAGGATGTCTATTATCTACCAAGAAAAATAGCGAACAAAGACACAATCTTTGGTGAGGACCCTGCGAGCTCGTTTGACGATTCATACATCATTGAAATGTATGTCGATAACTCTGATGGTTACATGGGCGAACAAGAGATTATTAAGAAGTTTGGCCTAGAACTCAGAGATGACATTCAGTTTACAGTATCTAAGTTAAGATGGGAAACTCTAGTAGGCAACAATTCAGACTTAGTTACAGAACGCCCTCAAGAAGGCGACTTAGTTTACTTCCCGACTACGAAGAAATTCTTTGAGATTCAATTCGTAGAACACGAAGCGCCATTCTATCAACAGAGTGCGTTGCCAGTTTACAAACTATCTTGTACTACATTTGAGTATAGTTCTGAAAGACTCGATACTGGTATTGCTTCTATTGACCAGACAGAAGATGACTTATCAACTGACACAATGCAGTTTCAGTTCTCACTAGAAAACGAAACTGGTTCATTCGTATTAGAATCAAGTATTGGTGCGATTGACTACTTTGTCAATGAGGACTTCACTATGGCGACTCAACAACCTGTTGACATGGGACAAATCTTTGAAACACAGGCAGGCACGAATACGGCATCAACGACTGATGACATACTCGACTTTAGTGAAAGAAATCCATTTGGGGAGGTTGACGACTACTAATGTTTGGAGAACACTTTTACCACAAACAAATTCGCAATACTGTAATTGCGTTCGGTACGATATTTAATAATATTCATATCAAACGCTTAGATTCTAGCGGGAATCCTTTACAGAATATTAAAGTACCTTTGTCTTACTCGCCAAGGGAAAAGTTTATTGCACGACTAGAACAACAAGCGAGTTTAACTGGAACAGATTCAAGTGTGGCTATTACTCTACCTCGTATGTCATTTGAAATCAATGGTTACAGTTATGATGCTTCTCGAAAGTTAAACAAGAATCAAAAGAGAGGCGTTGTTACAACAAATGCAGACACAACAAAACTAAACACACAATACTCGCCTGTGCCTTATGATGTGAGTTTTTCGTTAAGTGTGTTTACATCTAATTCAGATGACGGCCTACAGATTGTTGAACAAATACTGCCATATTTTCAACCAGATTACACAGTAACAATGATTGAAAATTCTACAATGGATACAAAGAGAGATATACCTTTCATATTAGAAAATGTAGGTTATGACGATTCGTATGCAGGTGACTTGACAACGACAAGACGAATTGAGTATACTCTAAACTTTACTGCAAAGATATATCTGTATGGTCCAATCAGTACATCTGCTGTTATCAAAACAGTATCAGCAGACTTATATGCTGACTCATCTGACCAAAGTCCATCTCGAAGTGAAAGAGTTACAGTTACTCCTAATCCAACAAGTGCTGATAAAGATGACACATACACATATACTACAACATTAGATTTCTTTAATGATGGTTTAAACTATGATGAAGAAACGGGTAATGATGTTTAAATAAAAAGGAATTTATATTATGATTGATTATAAAATTATTGACAATGTATTAGACCCTGAAATATACTATGATTTAAAAGCATGGATTGAATCAAATACATTTCACTGGTATCATTATGGCGCTGTAACATATCGTGGCGATAGTTCTAAAAATGTGATAGATTCTAAGTATGGTGTTAGAAAACCTGAAGATTTTAAAGACGAGCGTAAGCATTTAAATTTACCACCAGAATGGCCAATTGAAGATTTAACAGAAGAAGAATCAGATTATGATTTTATGTTAGGTCATAGAGTCTATGCAGATAATGTAATTCTCACAAACGAGATGACATGGAATAAAATTAGGCCTATTATGAATATGCTTAAAATGAAGTCATTAATAAGATGTGGTGTTAATTATTATCCAAAAACACACAAAATACTTAATCATTCATATCATACTGATTTCCCATTTGAACATAAAGGTGCTTTATTTTACATAAATGATAATGATGGATTAACTATACTAGAAGATGGTACTGAAATTGAGGGTGTTGGAAATAGACTTTTATTATTTGATGCAAGTAGACCTCATCATAGTACAACATGCACAAACGCAACAAGAAGATTGAATATTAATTTTAATTATTTTTAAGATATGAGTGATATAGACGATAAACTAAATGAAGTTTTAAATATTGTACCAGAGGTTATAGAACCGACTGAAGTTGCAACAGTAGAAACACAGATTGCAGTTCCTGTAGATAAAGATGCAGAGGTCGATTTCGATACAGGCCGTGAGAATCTATATAAGATGCTAGAAAAAGGAAATGATGCAATAGACGGTATACTAGCATTAGCGAAAGAAGGAGAACATCCTCGTGCGTATGAGGTTGCAGGACAGTTGATAAAAACGGTTGCAGATGTTTCTAAAGATTTGATGGCAATGCAAGAAAAACTCAAGAAACTTAAAGAAGTGCCCAATACGGGCCCCAAAAGTGTTACTAACGCTTTGTTTGTGGGCTCTACAACCGAATTAACGAAACTATTAAAGGAGAAGAAATAATGAAAGTATTATGCGTTCTATATGATGACCCTAAAGGCGGAATGCCAGAGAGTTATCCTCTAAGTGATTTGCCTAAAATAGACAAATATCCTGACGGCATGACATTACCTAGTCCTCAAGGCAGAGATTTTACACCTGGTGAACTATTGGGTTGCGTGTCTGGTGAACTAGGACTTAGAAAGTTTTTAGAAGAAAGAGGTCATTCATTAGTCGTTACATCTGACAAAGACGGCGAAGGCTGTACGGCAGATAAAGAATTAGTTGATTCAGATATTGTTATCTCTCAACCATTCTTTCCTTACTATGTAACGAGAGAGAAAATGGAAAGTGCGCCTCTTTTAAAGATGGCGATTACTGCTGGTATCGGTTCTGACCATGTTGATTTACAGGCTGCTATGGACCACAACATTGATGTTGTTGAAGTAACTTATTGTAATTCAAGGTCTGTTGCAGAACATATTGTTATGCAGATTCTAGTCTTAGTAAGAGATTTTACTACTCAACATAATATTGTAAATGAAGGTGGTTGGCATATTGCTGATGCAGTTTCAAGGTCATATGATGTTGAAGGTATGCATGTTGGTACAATTGCGGCTGGCCGTATTGGTATTGATATGTTAAGAAAGATGAAACCATTTGATGTACATCTTCACTATTTCGATAAACACAGACTAGGCAATGAAGTAGAAAGAGAATTAGGTTTAATCTACCATGATTCAGTAGAATCTTTAGTCGCAGCTTGTGATGTTATTAATATTAGTTGCCCACTACACCCCGAAACAGAACACTTGTTTGATGACGAGATGATTGCGAAGTGTAAGAAAGGTGCATACATTATTAATACTGCAAGAGGTAAAATCTGTGATAAAGATGCTATTGCTCGTGCATGTGAGTCGGGTCAACTAAGTGGATATGCTGGTGATGTCTGGTTCCCACAACCTGCCCCTAATGACCATGTCTGGAGAACAATGCCTCATCACGGAATGACACCACACACATCTGGAACTTCATTATCTGCACAGACAAGATATGCAGACGGCGTTAGAGAAATACTAGAATGCTACTTTGCTGGTTTTGATATCAGAGATGAATATCTAATTGTTAAAGACGGAGACCTTGCTGGTATGGGAGCTCATTCATATACTAAAGGAACTGCAACAGGCGGTTCTGAAGAAGCTGCGGAGTTCAAAAAGTAAATGCAATATTTTAGACCAGGCTTAGAAGAAAGTATTACACTACCGCCTCATCCAGAAAACTCATCTGAGATTGGTGAGGTGGTAAATGCTGTAACAACAAGAACGGCAGAAGATGTTACATCTATTAGAAATCATGACCATGAACCTTTCTATGCAGTTGAACAGTATTGCAAATCAAAGAATGTTGAGTTTGACCGTAAAGAGATGAGAGAATTAATTAAACAGGCAACTGACATTATTGGTTACTTCAAAGGTAGTTTTAATCGTGATAGACCAGCTGAAGTTAATTCTTCTATTAATACTTTGCCGAGCGAAACAAACAAATCAAGGTCTTATCCGAGTGGTCACGCTACTCAGTCAAGATTAGTTGCACGATATATGGCAGATAAGAATCCTGTACATGCAGAAGAAATATTAAGAGCAGGCAACGAATGTGGTCTAGGAAGAGTCAAGGCAGGATTTCATTATATGTCTGACTATCATGTGGGCAATTTATTAGGTGAGAAGTTATTTATATTTATGAATCGAGAGAGTGATGGCAGCTAACCCTAAAGACCAATATCTAGGTAACCCCAATTTAAAAAAAGGTAATACAAAATCAAGGTTTACAAAAAAACAAGTTGAAGAAGTTATCGCTTGTTTAGATGACCCAAAATACTTTATTAAAAAATATCTAAAGATTGTAACAATTGATAAAGGTCTTGTGCCTTTTGATATGTACAATTTTCAAGAAAAAATGGTTGATACATTTCACGAGAATCGTTTTACGATTTGCAAGTTGCCAAGACAGAGTGGAAAATCAACTATCATAGTTTCATACCTCTTACATTATGTGTTATTTAATG